TTGGACTCATATTATCTATTTAACAAAAGGTAAACCTCTTGAAATTGGAAACTGGAACCCATCAGGTATATTAGGAGCTGACTTTGACTATCCAGAGCCTTCAAGCATTATTGCAAGAATTTACCCAAGTCCTGGAAAAACAGTGATTTTTCCTTGTTTTATGGTTCATAGAATACAGCCCACCGTAGATAATCACCGATGGACTTTTGTTGACTTTGTTACAGTAATGAAGTATAATACAATTAGTTCGTCAGAATATATAACTCTAGCTAAAAGGTATTTTAATGAAGATTTTAGGAGTGAGCTCTTACCATCACGATAGTGCTGCTGCGTCTTTAGATAATGGTTTAATACAAGGTGCCTCTCATGAAGAACGCTTTTCCCGTAAAAAATTTGATAAATCTTTTCCACAAAATACTATTCGTTGGTTACGTGATCAATACGATGATTGGGAGTTTGCAGCTTTTTATGAAGAAACTACGTATAACCAATTTAAAACAGATATCAAAAAACTTACATCAGCACGCCCTGTATTAGTAGACCATCACGAAGCTCATGCTATGAGTTCTATTTTGACCACCGATTGGACTGAGTGTGCTATAATGGTAGTAGATACTGTAGGCAATCGTTATTCAACTTCGTTGGGGGTGTATAGAAATGGTCAAATCGAATGGATCAAAAGATTTCGTTATCCAAACTCTATTGGTTTATTTTATTCTAGTGCTACTCGTTTGTTGGGATTTGTACCTTTAAGCGATGAATGCAAAGTGATGAGTGCTGCTGCTTATGGAAGACCTAAATGGGCGTCTTGGATAAATCAAAAAATAGTAGATTATAATGCAGACGGTGACTATACTTTTTTACATAACCTAGAACGCGGAGTAGGTACTGGTACTCTAGATTGGGATATCGCAGCTTCTGTACAACAAGTTACTCAAAATATACTACTTTCTCTTACAACATGGCTTCAAAAAGAAACAGGACTAACTAATCTAGCATATGCTGGAGGTGTTGCTTTAAACTGTGTTGCTAATACTTATCTTTTAAAACATTCAGGCTTTAATAATATTGCTATTCAACCAGCTGCAGGTGATGCTGGATGTGCTCTAGGAGCTGCTGCTTTAATTACTCGCCCACTATGGGAAAATGCGTACTTAGGAGTGTCAGCAAATAATGATATTACAGCTGATGAATGTGCTGATCGAATTATTAAGGGTGAAATTGTTCCTGTAATACAAGGACGTGCAGAATTCGGACCGCGAGCTCTTGGAAATAGATCTTTGCTATGTGCTCCTACTGATGATAATATTAAAAAATTAAATCGTATAAAAATGAGAGATACTGATTCTTGGAGACCTTATGCACCTGTTTGTCAGATTGAAGAAGCTGATAATTATTTTAAAGTTTATCAACATTCTAAAGAAATGTTATTTGTTGCTGACATTATTAATGGTAACTTTAAAACTCATGATAATACTGCCCGTCTTCAAACTATTACTGGCTCTTCTAATGCGTATCTTTGGAAAGTATTAGAAAAAACTAGACAATATGGGTATCCCATTTTAATTAATACTAGCTTGAATGCGAAAGGAAAACCCATTGTCAACACCGTGGACGATTTTAAAAGGGAAGTACAGTTATACGACTGAGGTAGATACTGATACACTACCCACGGGACGTACTTACCACACACCTGACGGATCATATCCGTCAATCACTACTATACTTGGAAAAACTTCAGATAATACTTGGTTGCAAAAATGGATAGAGAGAGTAGGAGAAGAAGAAGCTCGACGAGTTTCCAAAGAAGCTACAGATCGAGGCACTTTAGTTCACGAATATGCAGAAAAGCATTTCAACGGGGAAGACGTATGGCAAGAATTAAGTCAAGAGAGATTAGATGTCAGACAGATGAGTCGTGATTTGATTAGAGCAACTGAGCGAGGTATTGAAGAGATTTGGGGACAAGAACAAGTACTTTGGTCTAACAAGTATTGTTACGCTGGACGTTGTGATATGGTAGGTATTTGGAAAGGCAAGCCTACTATTATTGACTTTAAAACCTCTAAAAAGAAAAAGTCTACCAAACAAATCACAGACTACTATATTCAAGGATGTGCTTATGCTGTAGCGCATAACGAGATGTATGGAACAGGAATAAGAAATATAGCAATCGTTATGACTATAGATGGTGCAGATCCTATTATTTTTGAGCAAGATGCTGTACCCTTTTTACCTCTACTAAAAAATAGGAGACTACAATATGATAAGTTGGCTACTTAATAAATATGAGGATTGGAAGTTCGAGCGAGAATTTCAGAATAAGAAAAAACAATTGATGGAACTTGATCCTTTTATATACGATATCCCTAGTGATTCTGTTATATCAGAACCACACCCTTTCGAAGAAAACGGCCCAAAAGGTCCTGAACCTACTCGCTATAACACGTGGGAAAATAAGGGCAAAGATATTGATTTTTAATGTTTTTAGGTAGCAGAACTCCTATTAAAAAAGAAAAATACTTTATTAACTTAGGCTGCAGCCATGCTGCTTCTTATGAAATGCCTATTGAAGATAGTTACCCTTATCTTTTAGCTAACAAATTGGATATTGGCTATCTAGATTTTTCTTACTCAAGGACAAGCGTTGAATACGCAGAATATGCTCTTAATACTGTAGATTTTAATAAAGCAGAGTTTGTTCTTTGGCAACTAACATATCCTTGGCGTAAGCATAATTTTGAAGCAAAAGACATACAAGCAGCAAGAGTTGATATTTCTAAAGATATAACCTTGAACGAGTCTTTTAAAAAATTTGCTGATGTTATAACAAGATATAACAATTTAAAAGTTTATTTTTTATTTATAAATCAAAGTTATGTAATTAGATATTTAAAACAACTTGTTTCCTATAATGATAAAGTATTTCCAGAAAACATAGAATTTTTAGACTATGGTTATGATCACAAACACGGAGGAGTTAAAACTCAAAAATTTATCTCTGATAAGTTATTTGATTTTATAAAAAGAGATGACAAGAAGAATTAAAAAACCTTTGAAGGATTTTTTTGATAAACAAGCTTTGACGGATGCTGAAAAAGACTTTATACTTGGGTGTATGTTAGCACAAAACAAATACCCACAATTGACCCATAGACAGTGGCAAATTGTTAATGAAATAAAGGATAGATATGATGGCAAAATACCCGGGAGTAAAGAGATTACCTAGCGGTAAAATTGACTACAGAGGAACAAAATTTGATGGATTCAACAAACCAAGACGATCAAACAGAGAAGGCAAGAAGGGCATGGTACTCGCCAAAGAAGGTGAGAAAGTGCGACTTATACACTTTGGAGACTCTTCTATGGGGCACAACTATTCTCCAGAGGCACGTAGATCATTTAAAGCAAGGCACGCCCGCAATATCGCCAAAGGAAAAATGTCAGCGGCTTATTGGGCTAATAAAGTCTATTGGGCCGGACCTTCAGGATCTAAAAAATCGCCTCCAAAAAGTCAAAAATATACCAGAGGACTCAATCGTAAATGAGACGAATAGTTAAATATTCTTCAGATGACTACATTAATGCTAGAATTGCACAGCTTGTAGAAGATCGTGAAAAGGCACACGATCAATACGATAAAATGTGGTATACTCGATTAATTCAAGAACTCTCTTGGATCCTGAATGATAAGCAGAATTGCTCACTTAAAGATTTAGGACTTACTGAAGAATGGGTATAGACAAAAAAACTTGTAAAACTTGCGGTCATTCCTGTCATTGCTACGGACCAGAGTGTAATAATTGTTCCTGTGATGTGTGTGACTGTGGTAAAATTGTAGATTCAATGGAAGATGTTCCGTCCTCATTTACTAACCCAAACACATAGGTAGGCAATGCCCACAAACAAAACAATTAAATTCCATTTAATACATGATTTTCCTGATCAAATCGTACTTCCTCCAGTACCTTCTAAAAAAGTTGTACCCCCATGGTTCAAAAGTATACCACCTAAAGTTGAAGATGATAGGTTAGGCACAATATCTTCTGTAAAGCGCTGTATGCCTTTTTTAGATGCTATGACTGCTGGCTACACCATGCTTTTTCACATGGATGTTATTATTCAATTAACTTCTGACGGTGTTGTTCATCTTCCTTATATTGATGATCATCACGAAATGCTCACAAAAAAATGGAAACCTATTGAATCTCACCCCTCATCTCAAGTAAAAGGTTCTGCTTTTGAGAATATGACTATTCTTAAATATATGAATCCTTGGATTATTGAAACACCTAAAGACTATTCGGTACTTTATCTTCCTTGCATTAATCGACTAGAATCTCCTATCATCCCCCTTACAGGTCTAGTAGACTCTGACGCATACCATAACGTGGTTAACATTCCCTTTCTTCATACTGATTTAGAGCCTGGAGGAAAACCCGTTATTATTCCAGCAGGTACTCCAATCTGTCAGGTTATTCCTGTAAAAAGAGATAACTGGACACAAAAAGTAACTGTCTTAGACAAACAAGAATTAAAAAGTGTTCAACGTATGAGAACTGTCATGGATGAAGACAGAGAAGACTACTATATGCGTAAACTTCACGAGAAAAAAGGATATGACTGACCTTGTTCATAAGCATTTGCTTATACGAGCTGAAGTTTTAAATCCTCCTATTAGTACTTCTTGGTGTAACTCATGGCTTACCTCTTTAGTATCCAAAATAGGCATGAAGATTTTAAAAGGACCCGTTGTTGGTTATTCTGAGGCAAAGGGCAATAGAGGATTAACGGGAATTGTCGTAATTGAGACTAGTCATATTGCCTTTCATTCTTGGGATGAGATAAGCCCTGGAGTCATACAGCTCGATGTTTATAGCTGTAAAGACTTTGATCCAGAAATAGTTTTTAAAGAATTAGAGATTTTCAACTTAACAAAGTTAGAATACAAGTTCTTAGATAGAGAAAATAATTTTAAGAACATAGAAAGGAATTAATATGAATATTGATAAACTTAGAGAAGAAATCGCTGCAGACGAAGGAGAAGTTCATGAGATTTATTTGGATCATCTTGGCTTGCCTACTTTTGGTATTGGTCATTTGGTCTTGGATAGTGATCCGGAAAGTGGATTACCCGTTGGTACGTCCATCGATAACGATAGAGTCGTTGAAGCCTTCGAATCAGATATCGAAACAGTCTTGTCAGACTGCATCAAGTTATACCCAGACTTTGACGATTTGCCAGAAGAAGCTCAACGGGTCATAGCCAATATGATGTTTAATATGGGACGCCCTCGTCTCTCTAAATTCAAAGGTATGAAGTCAGGTGTAGATGCACGTGACTGGAATCGTGCCGCTGATGAAATGGTCGATTCTCGTTGGTATCGACAAGTAACTAAACGTGCTGACCGTCTTGTAACGCGGGTTAGAGCACTAGCTTAATAAAGGAAATAAAATGCGTTATTTTGAAAAACTATTTCATACTGTTGTTCTCAGTATGTTTCTTGGACTTATGTCCTCACTCGCTTTTGCAGCTGACCCTGTAAAAGTAGGTTTTATATACGTCGGGCCTATCGGTGACCATGGATGGACATATCGTCATGACATTGGTCGTCAGCAAGTAGA